GGCTATGATGTTAGAGCATACTACTGGGAAAGTGGTATGGGATTCGTTGGTAAATTCGAAGATGGCTACGATGACTATTATGACTATGACATCAGCGATCGCGAAAGCATCGAATCGTTGCCTGAAGATGTTGTTGACTATGCAGATCTAATGACATGGCATGAAGAGTGGGTTGAAGAAAACAAGGATGAAGTATGAAAGTAGTAATTAATAGATGTTTTGGTGGATTCGGTATCTCAAATATCGCATTCGAGAAATTGCTTGAACGCAAGGGTATTGCATTTGATAAAGTGCCAGCCAAGTATCCAATTCGTGGAAATGATTCAGACTACTACAAAGCAGGTAGTCCACAATCTGATGCGACATACCTAAGTGAGTATGAGTTCTATGAACAGCGCAATGATCCAGATTTGATTGCTGTGATTGAAGAGTTGGGCAAAGACTCATGGGGTTGGGCATCAGAACTAGCAATCTTGGATATTCCAGATGATGTCAAATGGCACATCCATGAGTACGATGGACTTGAACATGTAGCTGAAGATCATAGGACTTGGTCATGAGAAAAGAATTAGATGAAGCACTCTGTGCAAAGTATCCGCTGATCTTTAAAGATCGTAATGAGAACATGCAGAACACAGCTATGTGTTGGGGATTCTCACATGGTGATGGCTGGTATAATATTATTGATACTCTTTGTGGTTTATTGACTTCTGAATATCGTGGAGCAAAAAGTCGTTACGACCATCTTGTAGAAGTTGGTGTTGGTAATGTTCTTTATGGAACAAAAACAGTAACACAAGAATCTATTGATACAGCCAAAACTAAACTCGATGAAGAAACATTGAAAGTTCCAGTTGCTGTTCAAGTAAAAGAGAAATTCGGTGGACTTCGATTCTATGTTCAAGCTGCAACTGATAAACACTACAGCTACATTAGTTTTGCAGAGTCAATGAGTTATCGTACTTGTGAACAGTGTGGTTCTCCAGGAAAAACATATACTGATGGTTGGCATACAACTCTGTGTGATATTCACGCAGCAATGATGGGTAAAGAAGAACAGTACGAATCTGATGAAGGGGATGAAGATGTTGTATAGTAAAGACCAATTACCAGATATCTTCCAAAAGATTGACGACCTTATCGTTGGCTCAGGATTCAAATCATACAAAGAATCTGCTCCATCATATATCATGGGTAAAAATTGGACCGATGAGTTGCGTGAGAAAAATGGATATACCCTTATCGATGGTGAGTGGTATACAGTAAAACCTGTACAAGCAGTTTGGGATGTGTTCAAGAAAGATCTTGAGCAGATGATGGACGATATGTCTGATCAACGAAAGAAAATGGATCGGCAAAATCGAAGACTTTATGAAATGGAATATGGTCTTAGAGTTGCCCGAAAGTCATTAGAAAAATCTCTTACCGAATTTGAACAGGAAAATTGAATAATGGCTTATGATAGAAAGGTGCCAGCTTTGCTACAATCTAAACAACCAGTAACAGATACACTGACACTGACAGTGAAGAGAGAATTTATCGAAGGTTATGTTCTTAAAAAGAACTGGCCAGCCTATGGAACCAACCACCCAATCCTAGTATCTGCTGAACCAGTAGAGAATGGTGATGGTGATTTTATTAAAGTGAAAGTGATACCCTGTGATGCCGATTAGTCAAAGCGTAAAGTCTTATGCTGAGTTAGATATCAGCGAAGACTATCAAATTAGAATAGAACATATGCATGATAAGAAATATGATCTTCATGAAATTCTTATCAAGCGTAAAATTCTAGATTCAGAAACAAAACAAGATACAGAAATGCTATCTGATATTCGATTTAATTTAGATACAGCAATGTTTCTACAATTTTGTAAATTTTTTCAAAACATAGGTGAGGTTCGTTATGGTATCAAGTAACAGTGGGATTGATTTTATTCAACTAGCAAAAGCATCTGGTGTAGATCCAGAAGCAATTATGAAAGAACCAGAGTTCGCTGAATATCTGCGTGGTTATCTCAGCGAAAGCACAATTACTGTAACCTTCACCAAGAAAGATGGTACGAGTCGTGTTATGAAGTGTACTAAACAATATGACTTGATTCCTGCTGACAAGCAACCGAAGGGTACTGGTTCAACACCGACAGGTGATGCAGTTGCTGCATTTGATTTAGAGAAACAAGAGTGGCGTTCTTTTAACACTGGTAATATTACTCGCATTGAATGGGGAACAGTATGACACAATCAGTATCTAGTCCAGAAGATCGTTTAAAGATTAAGAAATTACTTGCTGAAATTAGTGGATCAATGACTCGCATTGAAGCAGAGCGTGATTTGATTCGCGAAACAATCAAGGATATGTCAGAGAAATTTTTACTTCCAAAGAAAACCCTTGCTCGTATGGCAAGGGTATATCATAAGCAAAACTACACTCAAGAAGTAGCGGAGCATGAAGAGTTTGAAGACTTGTATGAAACAATCGTTCAGGAGAAAAACAATGGGTAAAATCGGAATCGCACTTGTAGTTATTGTTGCTCTAATAATTCTTGCCCCAGTTGCAACAATTTGGTCATTGAACACATTATTCCCTGTGTTGAATATTCCACTGACACTAGACACTTGGATGGCTGCGCTGATCCTCGGTGGTGTAGTCGGTGGATCCACTGGGTTGTCGTTCAAAAAATAATGCTTGACATTAATTCGTAAATAGGGTATAATTAATACTTAACTGAGGAGAATACCCTATGGCTACAACAGCTAAACGAAACGAGATTATTGCTAAAGCAGAACGCATGGCGAAAGGGTCGGAGCAACAACTCCGACCTGAATCATACAAGCGTGATCTCATTATTGCCTTGAATTTTTACAACTCGAGTCATGATGACAAAGATAAAAAGAAATGGCTACTAAGTCACATTGCTAAGACCGACAAGAAACTGGCTGTGCAGTTGAACAAACTTGACGAGAAACTTTTCCGTCACGCTGGTATCCTTGCTCGTCTTAAAGATGGTGGTTCAGAGTTGGAAGAGAAAGAGGAATTATATCTTACCAATGCCATCAAGAAACTGACAGACACAGTTGCGCCAGCAGTGGTTGTTGTGTCTGATGAAGAAAAGGCTGAGAAAGCAGCAAGCAATGTCATCTCTATTCAAGAGCGCATGATGGAAAAGGCTCGCGAGATGGCAGGTGAATTCGAAGGTATGATTGACGACTTTGTCCTTGAGGATAAAAAGTTCGATGCTGTCAAAGAATTGAAACACTATCAAATCAGTGGACCAGTTGCTAAACTTATCGCACCTCTGTTTGACAAAACGATTGCTGAGTTGGAAGAAGTCCTTGAAGGTAATGACGAACAACTCAACGAAGGTTATAGTCACCTCAAGAAAACAAAGATCAAAAACATGCTTGCTTTGTATAAGTCTATCGGCGAAGCGTGTGGTCTTCAAGTTCAGGTTGCCAAAGCAACTCGAGCACCAAGACTTCGTAAAGAGAAACCAGCTGGTAAGTTGGTTGAGAAGATGAAGTTCATGAAGGAATTCCCTGAGTTTGGCATCAAGTCTGTGCTTGCGACGACTATCATCAACAGTCAAGAACTGTGGGTGTATAATACTAAGTACAAGAAACTTCAGGTCTATCGTGCCAACGATGCGAAGGGTTTGAGTGTTAAGGGCACTACGATTATTGGTTATGAAGTAACGACTTCTGGTAGCAAAACATTGCGTAAGCCAGAGTTGGTAAAAGATTATGCTGCGATGGGCAAGCGTCCACTGTCTGCTGCTTTTAAAGCGTTGACCACTAAACAGGCTGCTGTTAATGGTCGTGTGAATGAAGAATGTATCCTGTTGAAAGTATTTTAAAATGATTCTAATTGACTATTCGCAGGTTTCCCTTGCTAACATCCTATCCTTCAAGAAGGAACTGATGTCAGGCGATGCTAAACAAACAACTGACTTGATTCGCCATGCGACTCTATCAACCATCAAATCATACAAGAAAAAGTATGGTAAAGACTATGGTGATATTGTCATTGCTTGTGATGGGCGTAACTACTGGCGTCGTCAGTACTTTGAACACTACAAAGCAAGTCGCAAGAAAAATCGTGACGCATCCGATCTAGATTGGGGCATGATTTTTGACACGCTAAGTAAAATTCGTGAGGAACTGATTGAGTTCTTTCCATACAAAGTTATGCATCTTGACCAGTGCGAAGCTGATGACATCATTGCGGTTCTGACACAACAGACTCAAGAGTTTGGGTTCAATGAAAATGTGATGATTGTTTCAAGCGACAAAGACTTTAAACAGTTGCATAAGTTTGACAATGTTAAACAGTACAGCCCTCTCTTGCGTAAGATGATTACTGCCAAGAAGTCTGAGATTCATGAAAACTATATTACTCACATTGTTAAGGGTGATACTGGTGATGGTATTCCAAATATTCTGAGTAAAGATGATTGTTTTGTTGTTGGTAGTCGGCAGACACCTGTGTCCTCTAAACGATTGGCTGAGTTTATGGCTGATGGATTTATTGCTTGTCGCAATGATGAAGAAAGACGCAACTGGCAACGCAATCAGATTTTGGTAAACTTTGATCACATTCCTGATGACATTAAGAAAGTGATCCTTGATACATACCTAAGTATTAAACCAAAAGGCGACAAGATGGCAATTATGAATTATCTCATTGCCAACAGATGTCGGTTGTTACTTGACGAAATAGAGGAGTTTTAAAATGGCACAGCCACTAACAGAAATTTTGTCTGCTATGAATGCAGACCCAAAGAATCTTGACAAGTTCAAGGATCGTATCCCAGCACTTAAAATTATTTTTGAGTATGCGTATATGCCCGATAAAAAATGGTTGTTGCCTGATGGTGAACCACCATACAAAACATCAGCTGAGCCATTGGGTATGACACCAACAAACCTATACACAGAATTGCGTAGATTCTATGTGTTTTGTCGTGCTGACTTGAAACAACTTCAGCGTGAGCAGATGTTCGTTGGACTTATGGAAGGTATCCATGAAGACGAAGCCAGAATGCTTATTGCAATCAAAGACCAAAAACTCAACAAACTTTACCCAAAACTCACTAAAAAGTGGGCTGAGGACAATGGTTTCATCCCAAAAACGGAAAAACCAGCCAAAAAGTAGTCCTAAGTCTTTGTTTTTAAACCATTTTTATTAACCCTACCGAGTGTAGGGTTTTTCACGATAGTGCTTTACATTAATTCAGAAATCAAGTATAATTATCTTATGATGATTAAAAAGGAACTGAAAATGACTGAATTTGAAAAGAACTGCTACGGCATGCCTGAGTCTGACATTCGCGAACAGTACATGAATAGCATCACTGCTAAGTTGTCTGGTCTTGAAATGGTTGTGATGGGTATAATGTCTGACTGCCAGCATATGCTTGAGTATGGGTTCAGCAAGGAAGATATTCGTAAACAGATGAATGTTGCGAAGTTTATCCTTGGTGAAATTATGGAAGCAAAAATGGAAGAAAGGGTTTAATCATGGCTGCGATGAAAGATCTTTGGGAAAATATCCACTACTCGCTTGACACATTTCGTGGTCCACACAACTACAAATCTTGTCAAGAAATTGCCGATGACTTGGGTTGTCCAGTTGAATGGGTGAACGAAATTGTTCAACAACGCTGGGATGAGCGAGTTGGTAATCTTGTAAAAATTGAGGAACCAGTATGACACAAGAGCAAGTTGCAGATTTACATGCGAAAATTATGGATTTACTTGACGAAGGGTTGAAACCTATCTCCGTCTCGGCGATCCTTGATGTTCCATTGGAAATGGTTTATGATGCAGTCGAACAGAATGACGAATTTGAAGATGATGTTTTTGTAGTTTATGATGAAGAAAGTGAATATGGTATTGATGAATGAAATGAATGAAGTGCAGAAGGAAATCCTTCTGATTACGCAAGAAGAATGTGCCGAGGTAACTCAGGCGATTAGTAAAGTGTTTCGGTTTGGTACCGCAGACAAATACAAGGGTTTGACAAATCGGGAACATCTTGAAGAAGAAGTTGGCGATTTAATGTGCATGATTGACTTGCTTATTGACAATGGGATTGTCCGTGAGTCAGCTGTAATGACAGCGAAAAATGAGAAGCTGAATAAGTTGTTGACATGGTCTAACATTTTTAAGGAAACAGTATGATACAGTCAGGATTCAAAGGGTTTATTACCAGCGATTGGGATCGCGATAATTTAGAGTTTCTGTTGAATACCAAAGGCGATGACTTTACTGCATTCTGGGAACAGTCTGATGAAGACGACAGAGTTTATGCTCAGCAATTGCTTGACGCATACTCTCGTGAATTGAAACTGAAAGCAGAGATGCTTGAGATTGAAGCAAAGTTGGATAATTTTGATGAAGCAAAATCTTTACTTGGAAAGGTAATGGCGAAATGAAACAGTATTTTGATTATTTGGAACAATTGCGTAAGAGT